ACTCATGGAGGCCTCGCTAATTGCTAGTTTCAAATTTTATTTTAACACGACGGCTAAAATTTATTGCATAATTTAAATTTTAAACTTGGCAACCAGTCAAAAACGTGCTACATTCCGCAGTTATGACTGAGACGGCGCAGGTCCTGATTGAGTTTTCTCTGCTGATGATGGTGGTGTTGCCGCTTTTGGTGGTGATGTTGCTTGTTCTTTAGCCATCTGGTGGCCCTCAAGCTGCATCAAGAGCTGCAATTTCTGGGTGAGCTGTTCTAGGTCAATGCCTTCCAGTTCCTTCACTGCCTTCACCAAGTTCAAAACACCGGCTGTGCGGTCTTCTTCGGCCCTCGAGATGCGTTCGGCGTTCAGCGCCTGGTCCAGTTGGATCTTGGCGGTCCTTTCTGCCGCTAGTGCGCGATCAGACTCGGCCTTGGATTGTGCGGCCTCCGTGAGCACTTGCTGATTTTGCATAGCTAGCTGAATCTGCATTTGCTCCTGCTGCTGAGCCGCTTGACTTTGCGCGGCAATGCGGTCTTTGATCTTCTTCTTGTTGTGAAGGTTGCTGGCGTCGATGAGCTCCTCGTCGGAAATCTGGACACCCATTGCCTTGAGGGCATTGAGCTGGATGAATTCGCTTTGTTTCTGGGTGTCGGTAAGAAGGCCCTCGTCGATCTGGATGTCATATTTGCTGAAGGTCTTGCTGTAGAACTCGGGGGTAACTTCCTTTTTTGTGATGAGCTTGATCTTCTCGGGCGTGTAGTTCAGCTGAATCAGCTTCAATACTTTTCTCCCAAGCAGCTTCTGCGAATCTCTCAAGTTGTCAAAGATATCTTGGAGGTTCACCAGGCCGGCAGCTTGCCTCATTTTTGAGAGAATTCCGGCCGTCTCGACCTTGTCGTTGTCCGCCATGCCAAAGAGTTCGTTATTGACGCCGGCGTTCTCCATCATATCTTTGTCAAATTCAGCCTCGAGTTGGAACTGGGTCGGATTGATGCCTGGAGAGTCAATTCGCTGGATGTCGGTCATCTGCGCTTCAGGCTTGAGAAAGATTACTTGACCTTGGCCGGATTTATACAACGAAGTTGGGTTTGACACGGAGTTGGTTTTTGCAATCCATCCGGAATTGAGCTGGTTGTCGATGATGTCGACCATTTTACTACGGCGTTTATTGAGTTCGGTCTGGGGGTCTCGAATGACACGCACCAATGATTGACATTTCCACGTCCATAGGTCGTAGCTGGGCTCCCAGACTGCGACAAAGGGAACGAAAGGGTAATCGTTAAGCCCAAAAGGATCTTTTCCATAGTACAGTAGTTCTCCTTCTACAATAATGCCGAGCTCTACAGTTCGGACGGGTTTGCGAATTACTTCAATGTGTGGGTAAATTTGGCGGAACAACTTGAGGCGCCGCTTGTCACCGTCCCATTCCTTGGTTTCGCCAGTGACCATGTCCACGAGGACTTCTTTTTCTTCCCACCGCGTTCTCCAATACTCATTGTAATTCAGCAGCTTCTGCATTCCCCACTGCCGGGCATAGGGGAGGTAGGTGAACTTGTCGTCTCTCGAGCCCCAAGGAAGGGCGTCGATGACGTCGGACTTATCGGGAAGCAGGGACTTAATCTCGGTACGAGATAGAAACTTTCGTCTTGCCACGAAGGAACAATCTGACAAGTCTTTTTTTGTCCAAAATGGGTCCATGATGACAGCGTTCCAGTCATCTCGGTGAAACTTGATGTCGCCCGAAACTGGGTCGTTTCGATAGTCGAGATAGGGAGAAAGGAAGGACAATCCAGTGGTTAATGCGCCCTTGAAGGCATCGCTGATCGCTTCATATCCGTCGGTTGCCGTCATGATGTATTGGATGACGTCCGTAAAAATTTCGGCTGTGGCCTCAGAAGCATCCTCCACGGGAGACACGATGGTCGCCAGGCGATTCTTTCGCTGGTATCCTTGGACGAGGTTGATGACCCTTCGGACCTTGTTATAGGTGAAGCTGGAGCGCCGCTGGTTATTGAGGTAGGCGAGTTCTTCGAGGCTCCATTGGTTTCCGAGATAGAACGATAGATCTTTATAGGCCTCGGCGTAGTAGGTGTTCCACAGTTGATAGGCTCTTTCATAGCTCTCCCCAAAGTCCTTGATGATGTCTTGATGGAACTCTAGGCGAGGGTCGCTGTTGATCCGTTTCTTGTAGTCCGAAAGGAAGTCTTTGGAGTCTTGGGAATGTGAATAATCGGACATGGGGCTTGTCATTCGTGGCACCTTTAGGATATTTACTTCATTATATATTTAAAAATTTAAATTGACAATCAAAGTGACTTGAGCGAATCAATTGCTTGACGCCACGAAAATGATTGCGGTACAATTGTATGCATGAACGAATGTCAAATCAGCGGATGCAGGAACCTAAACACCAACTGCGGTGACTGCGGGCGCACTCTTGTCACCAGAATATTGGCGCCTGCCATGGAATGGATCAGCGTTAAAGACAGATTGCCCGGAGATGAAGAGGTTCTTGTCATTGATCATGTTAATGATATTTATGTTGCGTTTAGACATCCGCCTATATTGAGCGATGAATATTTTTGGATGATAAAATGTGAATGTGAAGACTCCTCTAGCAGACCAGGTAGGGTCACACACTGGATGCCGTTACCAGAAGCGCCGAAGGAATAAAAGTAATCACGCTTCGCCCCCAGAGGGGATAAATCGTTCTACTCAAGGCCTGCAAGGGAACTGTAGCGAAAAATCGGGGTGCAAGCCCCCGACGAGGCTCCTTTAAAAGGATAAAGATGGGATTTGGACTTCTAGGTTACAAAACAGCTTGTATAATCTTTGGTGTTTTTGTACATTTTTACATCTGGAATATCAACAAATTTAAAGATAACTCATGAACGAATGCGACCATTGCGGCCAAGAAGGCGCAGAATGCCAATGCGAACTCCGCGATCTGCGTATCAGAATAGAAGAGCTGGAAAATGCCTTTAAAAAGATGGTAACCTATGTTTTTAAATTAGAGGTTGCAATTAAGGATTTCCGCTCCACTTCTGAGCCAGCAGATTAAAAGAGGGCGACGCTTTTTAGACGTGCCCCAAATCCACTTCTACACATGGCAGATGGATCGACTCAAGGCGTCACATTCTGCACCGGAGGAATCTGCCCCGCAGGCGGAGGAAGCCTCGGAAACGGGACATAAGGACTCTGCACCCCGATAGGTGACATCGGCGATCTCGGAACCGGTGACGGCGGAAGTGGGATTGAGACGGTGCCTTTAGCCAATTACATTGTCCTTGTTGTCGTTTTTTAAGAAGACGCGACATTCTTCGCACAAGAAACACCAGCATCCCTGTCTTCCCTGAAGGGTTATCCAGGTGTTGTCGCCAGCGGCATATTGGCATTTTTCACATAGATATCTCGTTTCAGACATTTCGCCCCTTATAAAACACATCCAAGTAACCCGACTGTGCCAATATTTTTGCCACGGCACCGGCAAAGTCCTCGGGCAAACAATCTGGGTAAGCTTCACGATTAAACTCAATCTTTACACCCACGTCCGTATTGCATATTTTCATTACCCAAGGCATACCGTTGCCGGGAGTGAAACAAATCGCGTGTTCTTTTGGCGTATCGCAGTCCGAAATCCGTAAACTTACATGCTCATTATACACCTGGTGCCTCCGGCATAGGTATCCAATGCGAAGCATCTAGTGGACAATCATACTCACCGAATTCGAATCCTTCTTTACGAGCGCTGTAACGACATTCTCTGACCATTGGTTTAGCATCACAAGTTCTACATTCAGCGATACCATATGCAAGAACGCGGGAATATTTTTCCGGAAGTCTGTCTTTAACGCTGATCCAATCAGACATCCGTAACCCCTTTTCTAAGGTCCTTGACATCATTTTTCTTGAAGAAGTCCGTCCGAATCCCCTCGACGTGGTCCGCATGCCGCGAATGAACCATGTCGATGATCTTGGCCGTGGTCTTCATGTGCATCGTTTTGAAGGTGGCAAAATCGCCATCGATGATTCGCACCATGTAGTCGT